CACAGATAAGGAATCTCAACGTTCTCTGCGCCCTGAAGATTGGCGTCCTGTATTTGGCGCACGCGGTAATACTTGAGATACTGCGCGCTATTGCCGTCTGGGACAGGCCACAGGGTCACATTCGGGTTCAGTAGACGATCAAACCAGAAGGTAGTCGTAAAGCCCTGCTGCTCCTTATTGGGATAAGAAGCATATTCCGTGCGGGAGATTGGGAGAATAATGCGGTCAATTGGGTTATTTACCCCATCATCAATCCGCATATATGCATCGAGGATGACGACCGTGTTTGGGTCAACGCTATACGTTGCCTGACCCTGAACCAGCGGCTCCGTAATCAGATCAACAGCCCAAAGATTGACGCCACGGTTGCTCCAGTTAGCGAGCATGAGGTTCGTCGCCATTCTGGCGGCCTCAAAATGCTCTTGAAGAAGAGACGTGTTACGCAGACCAGCGAGGTTGTACGCATAGAGCGTCAACTCACCTAGAGACGGATTAAACGTGTATGTCCCGCTGGTTGCCATCCGGCTCTCCTATCACGCCGGACCAGCCTGAACGACTTTAAGCTCGACGGTCCCCGTTTGGCCGGTCGCCATGTATATGCAAATGGCGCGACACGGGATGGTCATACCAGCCGCAGTGTTAGCGCCGATAGCAGACAGGCCAGTAACGCCAAACCAAAGAGCGGTGTCTTTGTTGTAGCCAACAGCATTCGGATCATCCAGCGAATACTGGATGCTGAACGTCGGGGTTCCCGCAGTAATTTTAGCCGCCAGACCGAGATTGAACGGCGTCTGAAAATCATCGACTACGACAACCGCGCTGCGCCCTTCGTCGGTGAGAGAAACAGTTTTATACTGCATCTTAACTTTCCTTCTTCGCGCCAGAGGGCGAAACAGGCCAAGACTTCCTAGCAGGGCCAGTCTTTTTCTTAGCCATAGTGGCCTTTTGCGAACTCGTCATCGAACCAGCCGCGGCGGCAGGGCGACAAGCAGGGTATGGCCTTTTGCCTTTTTCACCGGGAATCCTACCACATTCTTTGCCGGTTTTCACATCGCGCCAGTCTTCAGCGAACCATTTTCCAAGGCCGCCACCAGAGGCTTTGTTTACCCGGTTATCGTCCCCAGACCACTTACCGCCATGCTCCTTGTACCACTTGGAAGCCCAAGCATTGGCATAAGCAGACGGGTAGACGTCAAACTTGGCGCGTGCCGCAGCTTTTGCTCGGCCCCAAAGACCAGAGTTTTGCGGCTTAGACGCCATATCAGCAATCCCACTTACGGAGAGCTTTGTTGATTCGGCTATCCGGGTCAGCCGCCTTGGCGGAACCCGTCAGTTTACGCTTCATGCCAGTCATCCGCTCGCAAAAAGATTTGCGCCGGGAGGCATCAGCGTCAGATTTCTGAGCTTGTTCTCGGGAAACGGGAGGCTTGAGATTATGACCTTCCGCACGGGCGGACGCGCGCCCCTTTGCGTTTAAGCCGCCTTCAGGGTTCTTACCTTCAGAACGCTGCCATGCCGGGCTACGGGCCATTGTCGCCTCCAAGAGAAGAGTGGGGGCGCTTGGCCCCCACCTTTATTTTAGTCGATGCTGCCGCTGACATTGCGACCCGGAGCCGGCGTGCTTTTCTGAGCAGCCGACCAGTCGTTGCCAGCAAGCGCACGACCACCAGCCTTACGCGGCTTGCGGCCAGCGTGCATCTTGGCGGCCATGCCCTTCATCTTGCCAACGGCCTTGCCGCCGCGCTTACGCTCTTCAGCCTCGTCGTTCACCTTCGACTGATAGGTGTAACGCTGATTCTTCGTCTTCAGGTCTTCAGCGGCGGCGTTAACACCACCAGAAGCGCGAGTTTTACGACCCTTCATAGTAACCTCCTAGTGATTTACGCCGTCAGGTTGCGAGCCTGAACATAGGTAACAGTGATCACGCCAACGCCAGAACCCGTGTTGGTCGAAGTCACCGCGATCTTGCGATCCGTAGTGCCAACGTCGATCCAGTTTCCGGCGCGGGTAGCGTCGGTGCCCGGAGAAGCCGCCAGCGGGCCGATAGCGGCGCCATCAAGCGCGCCAGCAGCCGTAAGGAACGTAGCGGAAACCGTCGTTCCAACACCAAACGTCGTAGCCGCGCCCGTCCAAGCGGTCGTGACCATGACATCGATGGAGAGAATTTGGCTGTTTGCGGGGATCACAATTGAGGTCGCCCCAGAAGCCTGCGTAACAGCCGAAGACTGAGCCATCACCACATAGCCGACGTTGGTAACGTCAGAGCCGAGGGTGGTGCCGCTCGTGTTCAGGATGTTACCGGCCTTGATCGGACCAGTAAACGTAGTAGCGCCCATAAGGCCCTCCTGCACGATGTGATTGCGTTGTCTGTGCAGCGTCCGCTAGGCCGGTCAACGCAATCAGTTAGCCTAGATAAAAGGCGGGAGCCGTAGCCCCCGCCCTGTTGGCTTTACGACGGGAACGCGCCGTAGATGGAACGCCAGTTGTAGTAACCGAACGAGTACCGCTCGTAACCCTTAACCAGAAGGTTATCGGTCACAAAATCGACCTGCATATCGGTCTCGAACTTGACGCGCTGCATGTACGACAGGCCGTCGATGTTCGTGAGAAGGAACCACGCGGACGAGGACGTGAGGAAGTCCGAGACCATGTAGGACTCAGGCAGGCCGCCCGAGGTCATCATGATCGCATTCACATCGTTGTCGGCGGTTCCCGGACGCAGTTCCGTCTTCGTCAGACGGATCGCCACCGGCTCAAGGGCGGTCGGCACGATGAGCTTACGCGCACGCGCGAAGACCTTCAGGCCAGCCTGATCCTTGAAGTTGCTACGAACGGCGATCATCGCGTTAAGCAGCGTCGACTCGTTCAGTTCGTTGGTCGTGTAGTTGGAGATCGTGCCGCCATCAATCGGATGGGAGCCAGACACCAGAGCCACACCGTCACCGCCGACCGAGGCGTTGTACGTCGTCGCCGTGTTAAGCACGTTCGCGCCGTAGATTTCCTTGGTCTGCTGGAACGACTCAATAAGGCCGAGGTTCGACGGAGCGAACTGGGTCTTATAGAGGTTGTCATCGATGGCCTTGCGGGTGATCGCGTAGCCAAGAGCAATTTCCGTATGCTCCTGATTGTAGACGTAACGCTCACCAGCATTGTTGTCGAAAGCGGTCTGACCGCCTTCAGTCTTCAACTGCGCGAGGCCGAGGTAACGCATTTCAGCGGTACGCTCCAGAGCCATCTTCGAGTCGTGCTTGGTGAAGATTTTGTCGTACTGAGACGGAATCTGCTCGTACTTGCCTTCAACGCCACGGAGACCGGGGAGGAGAAGGTCTTTAATAGCCGAAAGATTGACAGCCATTGGTCCTTACTCCTCTTAGATGCCCGTGAAGTTCTTGGTCGTCACGTTGTTAAACGCAACGATGATGCGGTTGTACGCACCAGCCTCAGTGCCAGCCGAACCCGGAGGTTCAGTGACGAGGCCAACAACTCGGAAGGGAAGGGTGGTGGTGCCAGCGGCAGCAGTCGTCACGTCAGCGAACGCGCCCGACAGGCCGTTGGCGGTGTTGCCAGTGCCAATGTCGAAGCCGATGTTCAGGTTGACGGTGGACTGCGTAGCGCCAGTAGCGCCGGTCTGCACAACAAACCGAGCATTCGGGTCATTGACGATGTAGCCTTCGACCGTCTGGGACGAGGCAACATCCGAACCGGGCCAATAGTTCGACCACACGGTGCGCTTCTGCGAAACCGAGAGGTACTTGCAGCCAACGAAAACGCCAGCAATGCCAGCAGCGGCAATCGTGCCGTCGCTGCGGATCACCTGACCATTCGCATCGGGTTCCACGGGGTCGCCGTAGAAGATAGCGGAAGCATTATAAGCGATCTGAACGGGAACCTGCTCATACGTCGGAGCAGAGCCGTTACCGCTGTACTGGCTGAAACCGAAAGGCGCATTCGTATTCGCCATGACGGAATCTCCTTCTTACAGGAGGCTCATCATCGCGCACCGGGGCGACTTAGAACCGGGAAAGTTTAGCTCAACACACGGGGGTCGA